TACTGAACCAGTTGTAGATTTGATGTCAGCATATTTAAACATAGCTAGAGCAAACTTTTCCCCTATATTAAATCTACCCCTTTTTTCTACGATACCTTTTTTGTAGCTAGGGGCAAACATAGTGTAAGAGTCTTTGAGGTCTCTAAAACCATCTTTGCTGTTATCAGTACAACATATATAACTAAAAAGTTTAGTTGCGTTTTTTTGTTGAGTTTCTTTTTTTCCAACAAGTAATTCGCATTTAGTTATATCTTCGTCAAAAGAATTACTTACAAGTTCCTTAATGATAAAGAATTTATCTTTTTCACTTTGGACTTGTTGCAATCCTTTTTTATCAACTTCAAACCAATTATTCTTTTGCATTGTTGCCTCCATTATTATTATTAGGTTTGTTGAAAGTTTCGTCCATCTTCTTACCAAGAGCATTAGCTTTATCTAATATTTCTTTTGGTAATAAATGAACAATCTTACTCCTCATAACTAATTTACCTTTGTTATCATAAACGCCAGTAGAATTATCTAAGTGAGTAATCTTGAACAAATGAATGACCTCATCGTTTTCGATAAGGTCAAACTTTTGAATTTTTTTGAAAGGTCTAGGAATCATATCTACTCCTAAAGCTGTTTGATTTGATTGTTTTCTTTATAATACATTCTTGCATGACCTAAATCATACTCAGTATAATTATCTAAAGGTTCAAATCCAACATGACCTTTAGACTCAGTATCAAGATAAAAACCCTCGCATCTATCTTCACAATATTCAATATCAAATCTAGGGTCATTTTTTTCATAACCCTCATCATCATCATTTGCTGTAAAAAAATAAACGCCATTGTTTTTTATATATTCAACAATTTCTTGTTTTACTTTTTCTGAAACAGCAGATAATCGAATATCATTCCCATCTTTTCTTCTACCAAACAATTTATTATTTTTGTTTGATCGGTCATAGTAGTTAGTCCAAACTGCAAGAAATTCAAATTGGTCAATTACTTCTATTGCAGATAATTTTGAAATTTTATCAAAATATTCTTCTTGTTCTTTTGCAATTTGGTAGTCATTATTATTATGATTAGTCATGTTTAACTCCTTTTTATTATTATTATTAATCATGTAAATAACCTACTAAATTTTTTAGGTTATTACAATAGTTAATTTAATTATTTTTACACAAAAAAAACCCTTGATTCCCAACGATTTTTCACTAATAATTTTCTTAATCTTTTTTTTAGCGAGGCATTGTAGCTATAAGATAGGTAATTAAACCCATTTTGATTACCGATTCGAGGGGTGGGATTCTTAGCCTCGCCCCTCAGTTTTATGACTAAAGAGTTTTATATTCAAATAGCGTGTAACGAACTATTGAATGCCCTGACTGAAATTTACAACTTTCGTCATTATCATGTTGCTAATGAGGGTAAACGATCTGTTCAATATTTAATAAAACTAAAAAAGATGGGATTTCGTGCTGGCGTGCCAGATTTTATTATTGAGTACCCAGAGGGCAGATTATTATATGTTGAGTTAAAGAATGAAAAGGGTAAACTCACAGATGCACAAAAGATTTGGAAAATTAGATCAAGTGATTTAAAGACTCCATTTTTTGTTGTTAAAGGAAACACGAAACAATGCCTTACAGAACTAACAGAAATCATAGATCAATATGTCCCTCGTAATAGACATAGGAAAAGGCAAGAAAATATATCTGCCACAGGGACTTGATAACCAAGACGAATTTATAGGTTTATGGTTGAAAGCACAGGAAAAAGCAGTTACAAAGGCTAAAGATTTATTTATTTTTAGTAAATATTCCAAAGAGGAATTTGACGACAAAGTAGATGAACTAACATACCAAATATATAAACAGTTAAGAAATGGGGGTAACAATGTTTATAGACGAGAACTCGAAACCTAAAGAAAAACTAAAAGCATGGTATTTATTTACCGAAGATTTTATAGCTGGCACATCGCATCTAAGTAATGAAGAGAGAGGCGTATATATAACTTTGCTTTGTTGGAATTGGAATAAGCGTTGCATAGGCTTACCAAAAGATATTGATACAGTAAAACGAATCGCTGGTTGCTATACTGAAAGTGAAAGAATTTCATGTGAAAAGATTTTAAAAGAGTTCTTTGTAGAAATGGACGATCATTACCAGAATGAACGACAACTACAGGAATATCTTTATATTCGTAAGAGAATAGACGCATCTAAAGTAAATGGTAAACTGGGTGGCAGACCAAAAAAACCTAGCCAAAACCCCCCTACCTCTACCTCTACCCCTACCAATACATCTACAAATAAATACTCTCAAACTTTTAATAAATTTTGGGATAAAATAACTAATAAAGTCAGCAAGGGGACAGCAGAAAAAAATTTTAATAAGATAGAAAAAGAGTGGCAAGATAAACCTGAAGAATTAGCAGAATTGTATAATAGTTACTACAATGCAATAGATGATAAAAACTTTGCCAAACAACCAGCGTTTTGGTTATCGGCAAAAAAATATTTAGATGAAAAACCTAAGAAAAACTACAATTTTGGCGTAATTAATCAAGAGGAACAAAGGTTACAAATGTTTACAGATGCTATAAGAGATAAAAAAGTAACAAGATTTATTAAAGACTGGGCAATAAAAAACAAAGATGTAATTGATATGGGTATTAGGAAAGGATTAATAACAAAAGAACAAGCAATTAACGATTTAGAAATGGTAAACGAGTATAGGTAAAATTTTCTGTATTTTTTTATATTTATTTGATAAACAAAACTTACCTAACTCATAGGGTAAGAGGATTATGGCAAGACCAAAAAAATATAACATAGATACTAAACAAGTTAGTAAATTAGCAAAATTAGGTTGTACGAATAAAGAGATTGCAGACTTTTTTGGCTGTAGTGCTGATCTCATAGAAAAGAGTTATTCGGAATTTCTGACAAAAGGAAGAGCAGAAATGAAAATGCGTTTAAGACAGTTACAATTTAAGAGTGCTGAAAAGGGTAATGTCGTTATGCAGATATGGTTAGGTAAACAAATTTTAGGTCAATCTGAAAGCGTTATTACTGAAGATGACGAACCACTGGCATGGTCAGTTGAGTGATACCTTTTCCAAAGAAAAAATATCAAATAATATATGCAGACCCAGCTTGGACATTTAGAACCTACTCATCAAAAGGTCAAAAGCGATCTGCCATCAGGCATTATAATACTCTTAGTATTAACGATATTTGTAACCTACCTATTTCTGATATTTCTGACGATAATTGCACTTTATTTCTGTGGGCTATTGATACAATGTTGCCAGAGGCTTTTAGGGTCATTGAGGAATGGGGTTTTACATATAAAACAGTTGGTTTTACATGGGTCAAACAAAACATAAATTCTGATAAATATTTCACAGGCATGGGTTACTGGACTAGATGTAATCCTGAGCAGTGTTTACTAGCCACTAAAGGTAAACCCAAAAGAATATCTAAATCTGTAAAACAATTAGTAATTAGCAAAAGACAAGAGCATAGTAAGAAACCAGATATTATTAGAGATAATATTATTGAGTTATGTGGTGATATTCCTCGTATAGAGTTGTTTGCTAGACAAAGAGTTGATGGCTGGGATAGTTGGGGCGATGAATTATAATGCCACTTACAAAACCACAAAAAGAGGTTCTTACTTGCGATAAACGCTTTAGAGTTCTTATATCTGGGCGTAGGTTTGGCAAAACATTTTTAGCAATACAAGAAATGGCAAAGTTTGCTAGATTTCCAAATCAGCGTGTTTGGTATGTCAGTCCTAGCTATAGACAAAGTAAAACTATTTGTTGGGATATGCTCAAAGAACAAATGATAAAACATAAGTGGATAAAAAAGATAAACGAGTCAGAATTATCTATAACATTAAGGAATAATTCACAAATAAGTCTCAAAGGTGCTGATAATTCACACAGAGATAATTTACGAGGCGTAGGCTTAAATTTTATTGTTATGGACGAGTTTGCTGATATACAACCACAAGCATGGTATGAGGTTTTAAGACCGACATTATCAGATACGCTAGGACACGCTTTATTTTGTTCAAGTCCAAAAGGATTCAATTTCGCCTATGACCTTTACAGCAAAAGAGACCCAGAATGGCAGAGTTTTAAATATACAACATTAGAGGGTGGTCAGGTATTACAATCAGAGATAGACCAAGCAAAAAATGA